GGATAGTTCTCTGGATTGTAGGACCAGTTGCCGCTGATGGCTTGGTCGAAGAACTTCTGCATGACTGCGACCACATTAATATAACCGCTATTGTCAGGCATATCCCAAAGTAAAGTGTAACTATTTTTAAGAGCGTGGTACTGTGGAACAATCTGTTTAAGGGGTCCCTTCTTGCTCTTCTTAACGGACAGGTAGTCTCTAGGAGGTTCGATTCCGTTTGTGGCATTTGACACAACGGAACTGCTCTCAGAAGGCATTTGTGCGGACAGAGTGCTGTGTCGGAGACCGTGGGTGGTGATAGATCCTCGAAGAGTTTCCCAATCATAGAAATACTCAGGTGCTACTAGTTCGTCTACGTCCTTCTTGTATGTATCAATGGGCAGAATACCGTCTGCATACTTGGTGCGGTTGAATGCTTCACATGCACCCTTCTCTTTTGCAAGTTGGTTGGATGCCTTCAGGAGATTGTACTGGAATGACTCAGTGAGTTTATGAACTGCAGTGAGGGCAGCAGCGTCTCCATACTTTAATTTGTGCTTGGCTAGGTAATGTGCCAGACCGATGTATCCAATGCCCAAGGAGCGCCTTGCAAGGGTGCTACGACGTGCTGCAGCAACGGGATACTCCTGGTAGTCAATCAACTCTTCTAGACCCCTTACAGCGAGGTCACAGAGTTCTTCCATGTCATCTAGGTTATTCAGTTTGCCTACGTTAATAGCAGACAGAATACACAGAGCAATCTCACCATCAGCGTCATCGATATGGTTGATGGGATCTGTGGGGAGAGTGATCTCCTGACACAGGTTACTCATGTTCACCTTGTCCTTGAAGGAAGAGTGAGAGTTGCAGTGGTCGATGTTCATGATGTAAATACGACCCGTCTCTGCTCGCTCTTTCAGAAGGTCCAGAAGGAGTTCCTGAGCTCCGACAGTCTTTCTTGGAAGAGACTGATCTCGTTCATAAGATTCATATAGACTGTCAAATCTATCAGTACCAAAAGCATCATACAGACCTGGAACATCGTGAGGACTGAAGAGGGAGATCTCTCGGTTTTGGATGAAGCGTTCATAGAAGAGTTTGCTAATCTGAATGCTGTAATCTAACTTGCGAACACGATTGTCTTCGGTTCCCTTGTTGTTCTTCAGGACGATGATGTCTTCGATTTCTTGGTGCCAGATTGGGAAGTGGACAGTCGCGCTTCCGCCTCGAATGCCATTTTGAGTGCAGCATCGGACAGTGCTCTCAAATTTTTTTGAGGAATGGAACAACACCCGTGTGTTGAACTTCTCCACCTCGGATCTTACTGTTGATGCCACGGATTCTGCCTGCGTTGATACCGATGCCCGCCCTTTGTGCAACGTATCTGCCAATAGCCATATCAGAACTAAAGATACTATCGAGGGTGTCATCGACATCAACAAGAACACAGCTAGCAAATTGTCGAAGTGGAGTTCGCACTCCCGCCATGACAGGTGTGGGAATGTTGATTCGGTGTTTTGAGATTGCGTTGTAGTATCGTCGGACATAATCAATGCGTTTCTCCTTAGGATAATTCTGGAACAAAGTCACAGCAATCATCATATACATGAATTGCGGGGTCTCATAGTGGAGTCCGCTGCTTCTGTCTTGTACAAGGTACTTGTCAACTACCTGACGTAGACCTGCATAGGTGAAGAGATAGTCACGACTGTGATCAATAAAACGATCAAGGACATCCCATTCCTCTGCAGAGTATTTACCCAGGATGTCTTTGTCGTAGACACCTTTCGCAACACAATCCTGTGCATGATTCTCTAGGGTTGGAAACTCTTCAGGGTGACCGAAGACTGCCTTCCTCAACCCAAACAAAAGCAATCTAGCAGCAACAAACTGATAGTTGGGATGATCCAGATCAATAAGGTCTGATGCACTACGGACAAGGATCTCTTGAATTTCGCTGGTCTTGATGCCATCAAACATCTGCAGACCGCTGCTGATTTCTACCTGTGATGCAGACACTCCTGCTAAACCATCACAAGCAAGTTCTACCATCTTGTGAACTTTATCAAGATTAATGGGTTCTGTTCTACCGTCTCGTTTTACAACTTTGATTCCGTTACTCATACTTTCCAACTACTAAGTTTTAACTGGGCTTCCAATCCTGAATACGTATTTGATTCTACCACATCTCTGACATTTATGCCAGCGTTAACCATCTCATTCAGGTCCTTTTGCTGAATGTTATTGGGGAAGATAACTACCTTATGACCTTGCTTGGCGGACTCTCCAATCTTCTTAACGATCTCTCGGTTTCTCGGTTCGTTGTCGTAAACGAATACAAATTTATAATCGTAAGAGCTAAGGTCAACATCGCTACCGCACATGGCAATGCTATTGGGGACGAAGAAAGAATCAAAGGGTCCTTCTGTGACGTAGACTGTTTCATTTTCATTGATCTGATCTAATCCAAAAATTTTAGGAGCGTCTTCGTCAAGCATGATGGTAATGTACCTCATGGTGTTGTTAGGATTTAGACTTCTCCCCTGATATCCAAAGAGGTTTCCCTCCCGATCCAAGAGCGGTATAATAATTCGATCGTCATCATTAGAGGTATTCTCGAAGATCTTTTTGTGTTTGTTTGTCCACTCTTTAAAGTTTGGACAATAGTAAAGTCTGTCGAATTTGTCTTCTGGTATACCTCTTCCAAGCAAATACCCACAAGCGTGGTGAGATTTATTTAGCTCAGAGATGGGTGTCAAGTCTAATACAGTTTTAGATTCGAACACAGGTTTATCAAAGGTAGGCAGCACAGGTGCAGGTATAGGTTGTCCCTTACCAG